GTTGATTTAACTCAACTCTTATTGTTACATGATGTTTGTAACTTGAACTCTACGGTAGTAGAGGTTCGTGTTAGCAGTCAAAGCACCAAGACCAGCAGTTGTTCCTTGTGCGAAAGGATTAGCAGTCAGACCATAACGAGTCTTGAAGCCAATTTTCGGTTGGAACGTGTTCTCACCAACTGCACGAACCATCTGTAGTGGAACATATGGGCAGTAGAAGAGACCAGCATCATAAGGGGAAGTTCCCTTATAACCTACAGTGTAGTATTGCTTGTCAGCAGTGTTTGCACTGTATGGGTCAATGTATACCTTGTAACGTCCGTTAAGAACACCGGCAAATGTGTTACCAGCATCATCAACGTTAAGGTTGTTGTTAAGAGCAGGGGATGTATCAAGAACACCAGCCATCTGAAGTGCAGACGCAACGTCTGAAGAACAGATAATGATGTTACCTTTACCTCTACGAGTTTGTTGTGCGATTGCGTTAGCATCACGTTCAACTTGGAACATCAGTCCTTTGAACTTCTCAACTGACCAACGACCATTTGAGTCAACATCCATGTCGAAGACACCAGCAGTTGCAGTATCATTCGCAGCACCTTTAACAGCAGTTGTGTAGATAGTTCTAACAACTTCACGGTTAATTTCTGCAAGAATTTCAGCAGAAAGGATGTTTGCAAGTTCTGTCTCTGCGTCAAGACCATGAATTGCTTTAAGGTCTTGTGCAAGTTCCATTGTGTATTCTGCTTTGAGAGCACGAGACTTTGCAGTCACAGTTTGCTTCTCAATTGAGAACGCCATTTCAGCAAACGAGTTACCAGCAGAATCACCTTTTGCTTCAGCAGCAGCAGTGGTCATACCAGTTCCGTTTGTGTATGTGCCTGGAGTTGCATCGTTCAACAGAGCAGGGTTAGTTCCTGCTTGTGTTCCAGCACCAGAGAAATCTGTGTCTGCTTCATTGAACATAGACTCAGAACCAGTCTGGTTAGTGTAACGAGAACGCATTGCGAAGATAAGACCAGTTGGCCCTGTCATCGGTTGAACACCCGCCACATCATAAGCGATGAGGTTAGGCATTGCACGTCTTACCAATGAGATAAGAATCGGATCCCAGTTGTCAACAGAGTTACCTGTTGCGTTAGTTGGGGCAGCTTCTGACAAGAACGAAGAGTCCTCACGAAGTGCTTTTTCTTGGTTTTCTAGGATAACAGTGGTTACAGCTCTACGATACGCATCTTTGATTTCAGGCAAATCATTATGCTCGAGGACTGGCTGCCACTTTTCCTGTAGATGTTCTGTTTGGAACATTGTAGTTTCTCCTTATTGAGTTTTTCTAATAATATTTATAAAAAGTTCAGTTTTCACTTTACTTCTCATTAGCTCGCTTTACATTTTTACTGATTGCAGCCATGTAAGCGGACATTGCACCAGTTGTATCGAAGGCATCTGAACCATCTGATTCAGAGTCTACAGATTCAGCGATAGTGGTTGCCTTTGGAAAATAACTTTCCTTAAGCGTGTCGAGTTTACTTCTGAAAGAACCTTCATCTGTAAAATCTACGTCTTCTGCAAGAGACTTAAACTTCTCTACCTCTGTATCAGCGAGGTCAGAAGCAACTTCTGCAAAAACACTCTCACGAACCAATTGATCATTCTGCTTCTTAATTGCAGCAGTCTTTTCAATCTGTTCATTGAGTTTAGACTCTAGTTCGTCAATCTTTTCAGACTGAGTTCCTAGAATATCATACTTTTCGTCTGGAACATCAATGTAATGTTCTTCAAAAAGTGATTTAAGACCTGAAATGAAATCTTCAGCAATCTCACCTTTGAGACCTCTTTCGATTGCAATTTCGTTCTCTTTCATCCACTCTTCTACAACGTAGTTCATGTATGCGTCAACTTTTTCAGTCAACTCATCACGAACTCTGTTGATTTCTTCAGCGACTTCTTGAGTTTTTGACTCCTCAATTCTTTCGACTTCAGAACGAAGTTTAGATTTAACAGCAGCCTCAAAAATTGTTGATGCTTTTTCTTTGAATTCTTCAGTAAGTTCCTCACCCTCTACGAGAGCAGTAACATCTTCAGAAACGTCTACAGATGCAAGACGGTCATCAAGAGTAGATTCGTCAACTGACTCATCTTTCTTTTCCATTGAACCGTAACCTTCACCGTTACACATTG